AGTCAGAGTACCGCCAGTAAAGGTCAACCCCGTGCTGACGATTACTGGTGACCATGTGTTGGCCGCTGACCGATAGTAGATCGCATTGGTGCCCGCCGCCCCTGCCAGCGAGGTCAAGTCTGCATCGAGCGGTTGGTAAGTCGAGGCCGCCACACTTGGTGACAGCGCACCGATATCACTCAACACCGTTGCTGGGCTAACACCCTGGATCGTCGTATCAGTAACCCACTTGGCATACTGACCAACCGTGGGTGTGCCGCTGTTGCCGACATTGCCGCCGCTGCCGGGAATGCCCTGCGGACCTTGGATACCTTGCGGACCTTGTGGTCCTGTCAGCCCCACTGGCCCTTGCGGACCCGTCTCACCTTGTTCCCCGCGCAAACGCAGCAAGATCGCAACATCCGCGTTGCCAATAAATACAACGCCAGACCCACCAACATACTCTACCGGAACCTCAAACCAAGTACCGTGAGTTATCGCTGGACCCAGCAATCTCCATTGCTGATAGTCTGCCGCTAAATTCTTATCCTGTAAAACGATCTCATCATCATGTGCCGTTGTCGCAAATATCGAGGTCGGATCGAAACCGTCCTGCGTGACGTTATTCACATAGAGCGCCGTCGTTGCAACATTCTGTATCGTGTTGTTGTACCGATATCTCCCCTCACCAGGATCAGCAGCCGCCGTACCATTGTCCTTGCGATAGAAAAATCTGGACGTGGACGCCCCTCCTGGCCCCTCCGGTCCAGTTGCCCCTGTTGCCCCAGTCGCTCCAGTTTGCCCAGGCGGACCCATTGGGCCAATTGGCCCTGGCACCATGCTGTCTGCACCGTCTATACCTTTTGGACCCGGTGGCCCTACTGGACCGCGTACAGCAACGCCCTCAGCGTCGATCTCCACCGTGCGCGCAGGGACAGCGACATCCACCGCCACAACAGACGGGATATCGACATCAACCTCGACAACAACGGTGTCTTCGGACGTCATGTCTAGGTTGGCCTCCACTCTGATCCAGTCCAGTGCTTGACTGGCTTCTTTACCCAGGCACTCCCCATCCAAACCTTCGCGGGCTTCCCTACCCAGTCTGAACCCGTCCAGACCTTTGCCAACCCACCAATAATGACCCCACTGGCAACCAGCGTCTGCGCGTCCTGAGCCCGACTCAGCACACCCGTGACGATGATCTTACCAGCAGCAGACAGCGTCTGAGCAGCCTGTGGTGTCGAAAGTTGCCCACGGACAAGGATGCCACCAGCAGCAACCAGTATCTGGCTAGCCTGCAGTTGATTGAGCGAGCCGCTAATAACAGCGAACGCAACATTGCCTGCTGCCGAGAGCGTCTGACTGGCCTGCGGTGCCGTCAGTATGCCCCGAGCAATCGGCCCACCAGCCGCAACTAGCGTCTGACTAGCCTGCGGTATCGAGAGCTGCCCGCGAGCAACCGGCCCGCCCGCCGCAACCAACGTCTGGCTGGCCTGCGGTGCTGAAAGCTGTCCACGAGCGATTGGGCCAGCTTGGGCAGCTAAAGCCTGACTGGCTTGTGGCTGATTGAGTGCGCCGCTGAGACTGACGGTCCCGACCGAACCCAGCGCCTGATCGGCCTGTGTCTGACTAAGCGAACCACCAATACCGACCACCGGCACATTGGCCGCTGCTGCTAGCGAGTTGTCAGCCTGAATGGCATTGAGCTGACCGCTGACACGGACAGTGCCAGCCGCAACAACCGTATGAGCCGCTTGCGATACAGCGAGTGCACCACCAACAACAATCGCACCTTGGGCGGACAATGTCTGCGCCGCTTGCGGTACCGAGAGCTGCCCACGAACGGTAACGTCACCAGCCGCAACCAGTGTCTGACTGGCTTGCGGCTGATTAAGCGCGCCACCAACACTGACGGCCCCAACCGCAGCTAATGTCTGATTAACTTGTGGTTGATTGAGCGAGCCGCCGACAACAGGTCCACCCGTCGCAACCAATGTCTGTGCTGCCTGCGCGACATTAAGTGTAGCGGTGATTAACGGGAAACCGACATTGGCAGCGGCACTAAGGGTGTTATCAGCCTCAATGACACCAAGAGTACCGCCAACAACGACCTTGCCTTGGGCCGAGATCGTTTGCGCAGCTTGCGATACGCTCAGTGTTGCACCGACAGCAACCGTACCGCCTGCCGAGATTGTCTGTGCCGCTTGTGTGACGCTTAATGTGGCGCGCGCAACAGGACCGCCTTGTGCGGACAAGGTCTGCGCTTCTTGCGTGATCGCAAGCGTGCCAGTGATACTCGGCGCTGCGACCGTAGCGTTGGCGGCGAGTGTGTCGCCCGCCTCAATGACAGCAAGCGTACCGCCAACAACGACCTTTGCTTGTGCGGCCAGCGTTTGCGCCGCTTGCGAGAGCGCAAGATCGCCGTTGACGGGACCGACAGTGCCAGCCGCCGATAGTGTCTGCGCGGCCTGCGTTAGATTAAGCGTGCCAAGACAAACGACCGGGCCGAACGACTCGCCCATCCACGACAGGAAGCCTGACGGTGCAGCATAGGTGAGGTCCGCGACTTCGGTGCAAAGCGTTACGATGTTGCCGCTAGCGTTAGGAGTGATGAAAAGATTGAAATCAGTGCCTGCTACCGACGAAACATCAAAGCCATTGGTCCCTGCCGCCGGATCGCCAGAACCATTTCCCCGCCATGCAGTATTGTTTCTGCGCGCCCAAATCCGTTTGGCGTCAGCATCCCACGCGAAACAAACGATATCGCCTGAGACGGGAACAGCGTCGAGAGCGCTAACGAATGAGTTTGTACCGTTGAGATACCAAGCCCCACTAATGATCAAAACTGTGTTGGCTGTATAGCTACTAATGATTGACGTTTTATCTTTTAGGCCTGGAGCCGCAGGATTATTGGTGCCACTAAATACAAATTCGGTATAGTATATGCCTGTGCTATGCGATGTGGTTGAACGAACATTAGCGGAGGCAGTAGAATTGCACGTCGCCGTTTTATCAGCATTGGAAAGCGTGGCATTCGCGCCCTTGTCGTTGACATTCCACGCATCGGCGGTCGGGATAATCTCGCCCATCCATGAGGTGAAGCCGGACAGGCCATCGGTATAGCTTAAGTCCGCAAGCTTGGTACGGAGAGTAAAAGCACTAATTTGAGAGCTTTGCCCCCAAAGAGCGTGAGCGGTGTTTGGAACAGTCGAAACATCAATGCCGTTGGTGCCGGTCGCCGGATTAGCCGCAGCATCTGCATTCCAAAGACCACCGTTGCTGCGGAACCAAATTCGTTCCGCACCCGTATCCCACGCCATACTAATAACATCACCAGCAACGGCTGCTGGTCCGAGATCAACCGAACCGGGAGTACCTAGAACAGCAATGACACCAGTGGATGCGGTGTAATAAGTGCCTTGAAAGGCACTGGTAATAGTAGCACTCGCTTCATGAATGCCGACGCGAACGCTATTCGGAGTATCAAGAACGAACTCAGCATAGTACTTACCGGCGGTTCCGTTCGTTCTCTTTGTCGTTGATCGAACACCACCAGAGAGAGCGGTTGTAACCGTTGCGGTCTTGTCGCTGTTGGAGAGCGTGACGTTGGCCGACTTGTCGAACGCGCTCCACGCATCCGGCGTCGTAGCAATAAAGTCCGGCGTGGTGATAACACCGGCACTCTCTACATAGAGAAGCACATCGCCGCTGTTGTTGCCCGATGCAGTAATAATCTCCCACTCGCAGTGAACCCACAGATATTCATTGTTGAGAGTGATTGCCGCGCCCGGCGTAAAGGTTACCGTGCTGGTAGCCGACACCGTGGTCGAGAGCGCCGCCGTGGTCGTACCGACGAGGACCGCACTCGTTATCTCTACAGGGGGGTTGGTTAGAAGATCGACAGCGGTGGTCTTCCAAAGGCGGAGCTTGATGCGTCCGGTCTGCGACGACGCGACCGAGCAGCGCACGCGGAATGCCAACGTCCAGTTGGTATTAGCAAAAGTTCCAGTGAATGGATTTTCAGTTCGCCAACAAGCCGCCGACTGTGACTGAATTGAAGTTAATCTGTCGCTGGTGGTGAAACTTCCGGTCACCTGCTTTTGACGCGCCGACATTGGCGACATATTGGCGGTGGCGATCTTGCCAACCGTCCATCCGGTCGTCATCAGAGCGCCGGTTGGTGCCGTACCTCCATCTTGCAGCGAGAGCGAGCTTGTTGCTCCGCTCGGTGCGGCGTCCTTGAAGTATAAACTCTTGACCGCCACCTAGTCCTCCCACCGGAAGGTGAACGTGCAACGATCATGGTTCGCGATGTGCTGCGGCACGCTTGGCCACGCGTTGCAGCCTTGCGCCCAGTAGGTGTCGACGGTGTTATGGATGGAGCACAGGCGCTCGCCGTTTACTTCCGGCTTGAGATACGGGCACGCGCCATCGTGCTGTTCGGGCAGATCATCAATGCCGCCGCGACAACACTGTCCACATTTGCAGCATTCGCCCTCGCGGACCCATACCATTAGGCATTACCAGCAGTCACCGTAAAGCTCGTCACCGTTACCGTCTGGCCCGACGCAATGCTGGTGTTGTTGAGCACCAAATCAGTAGTGACGTTGCCCTGGATGTGGCACCCAGCACTGCCATCGTACATGCGGAAACACTGCGCCGTGCCAGTCGCTGACGCAGCGACCGTCCACGATCCTGCGATTGTCGTGACACCGCTGGAGCTGGTCAGAAAGACCGCCGGAAGCGTGATATCGGCAAGCGGCCCAGACGGGTCTGCCGCCGCACAGTTGGCTGGTACCGCGCCGCTGAATATCTTCAGATGCCCAGAGCTGCCAATTCTGGTTTGAAGCTGCGAAGTCTGATCGTTGCGCAGCGTCGTGCTGTATTGCATTGCCATTTACGTCTCCTCAGTTTGTGTCAATCCAGACATCGTTGACGTGTGGTGATACGGGAGGGACAGTCCCAATGGTAACGGAACCCCCAATAACACCAGCACCGGCAGGACCGGCAGGACCAATCGGCCCAGGCGGACCTACGGGACCCATCACTCCTGATGGACCTGTTGAGCCTGTAGCCCCCGTAGAACCAATCGGCCCAGGCGGACCTACAGGACCAATCGCTCCAGGAGGACCCGGTACCGTACTCTCAGGCCCCGATGGCCCGCGTACACCAACCACCGCAACATCGATCTCGACAACGGCCATGGCATACGCTCATGTGCTATCAGTCACGTCTGGCGTGACGATAACCGCTCCGCCTATCGGAGTCTGAACCTCAGTTGATGGATAGGTAATCTGCAAATCCCAAACGCCCTTGGGAGGCAACGAACGGCTCACTACCGAAGAGAGCGTTACATCAACAACATTCGGCAACGTGACCGCGCAGTTCAGCAATGCGATTTGCTTACCGCCAGGACGATCACGAATTTCAACTTTGGAAGTGGCCCCCGTCAGATCAGTCGGTACGCCTGATGCCGCCCACAGCTTGAATCGCCAGTGCGCGCTATCCCCGCGATAGATTTCCAACTGATAGTCTGCCGGTGTCATGCTCAACCATCATTGTCAGCCGTGTAGGATCACGTCCTGTTCAACGTGAAACGGAGGCTCGATTACCTGCGTGAACGGAAACACTGTACGCCGCTGCCCTGTCACCGAATCATAGTGCTTGTCCAACAACAGCGTCTTGCCGCGACCCATTAGCTCATCGAAAAGCATCTCAGCCTGCTTACGATACGGCACCGATTGACGAATGGCATTGACCAGCAAATTAACCGCTATACCAGCCGCTATCTCTGAAGGAGCGCCATTCAGCAACGCTATCACTTGCTCGAACAGCTCCTGCTCGCCCTGGTGCCTACTCTTCAATGGATCGTTCATGGTGCTGGCACCGGCTGTCCCAGAGAGAAGATGCCCTGTATGTTCCACTTGACGATGATGTTTCCGCCATTGGCGGACAGCGGCAACCCGATGATGTTCGTATCCTCGTACAGCACCAGACGCCATGTACCCTCAAGGCCGGGATTTTTCCGATAGAGAACAATCGCGCCGATTACGGTCCCCACGATGTCATCGTAAATAACCTGATCGGCGCTGAAGATCGTATTGTTCACAACCGGCGTAGTCAGTTGCGCGCCCGCCCCCACTACATTGGTGATGCTAGGGTAGAACTGATGCGTAGGCGAATAGACGTAGCCATCCAGGATCGTGACCAGCAAAAGATACGCTGAAGTGTTAGGAGCCGCCTGATCGAGGGATTTATCGTGATCAAACTCCCTCATCAGAGACTGCTTCCAGAGTGGGTACAGCGCGTTTGCCATCCTAGTCCTCCGGTATGTCAGGCAGGCTTTCGTAAGGCTGCGGGAACGGCTCACCCGGCCAACGCCTTACGTGTTTGTGCACCGGCTCAGTACGCGGATTGAGAACCGGCACCGGATCAGGCGGAAGCACAACAGGCCGCAGCGTCGGATTGGGCCTGTCGTTGCACGCCTCGCACACCAGAAATCCGGTGCGCTTGATGAACTTCCCCATGTACTGGGTGTCCCACACCAGATCACGGTGGTTGTAGAGAAAGCCGCAACGGTCACAGAACGCAAACGCCGCCGGTCTGGTCGGGTCTAGATGGGCATGCCCTTTGGGTGCGAACGATCCCATCAGTACACCTGACTGGTGTAAGTGGCCAAGGCAGGCACAACACGCAGCGGCGAGTTCTCGACGTCGCGCTCCGCCGCCTGCCGGAAGGAATTTCCTGCGCGCACCGCCAACTGATCCATGCGCCCTGGCGCATAGAGCTCCGCCAGCTTGAACGCCAACCCAGCGACATATGCCTCCAGGAACCGATACGGCACCTCAGGCCCAATCCCATTGGGCATGCTCGCGTCCTGCATCTGCCGCGCTCGGTAATACTTCAACGTATAAGGCCCAGCGGCATCCGGCGGTTGCCACAACGTGATCGTGGGCTGCATCTGAAGATTGAACCAGTAGACCGAGGGCGGCCCCAGCGTTTCCTTGTCGGGAAAACTGGCATAGGTGTCGCGATCAACCGAGGTGATGATCCTGTCCTTCTGCGGACCATGCTCGGTCGAGATATAGGCCGCCATGATCATCACGGTGGCTGGATCAACGTCATAGGTGTCGACGCCCTCCAGGAGAGAGGTCGTCATCAGCTCCACGGTCCAGAGATTGACTTGCTCATTCGACCAATCAACCTGCAACAGATTGCAAGCCATCGCCGCATCATGCAGATGATCAACCGTCAGCGCCGTGCGCCGTATCTGGCACCGCCCATAGGCCGCAATGATCACGTCGGCCAGGGCTGGTTGCCAGGAATACGTCCCGCTGGGATCGGTCATGGCTGTGTCCCCGTCACAAAAACAGGGATCGGATCAGTAGGAGCAACCGGCGGCGTGCCAGTCGCATAGACGATAGGGATCGGCTGACCTGGAGAACGCGGGAAGTTGGCCGCAACCTCAACGACCGCCTGCGCCATGCCGGGACCGACAGGAACCGAACCGTCCGTGACCTTGACAACAGGAATCGCTGTTACCGGGGCCAGCTTGCCGCTGCCAGTCACAACCGACATCGCGTTGATTGGAGCAAAAACCGCTGCCATGGCCCTCATCTCGTTGTAGGTGCGGAGAGGCGGGATATTCCGCGCAACGGGAGGACGTTCGTGAGAGCTATCCAGCCTCTCCTCCCCGCGTGGCTAGACGCGGGTATCTCTATTTCGTTTTGCCGCCCTTCTTGTACTTCTCCGAAGTGGTCGATGGCATTGGACGATCCGTAGGCGTACCCACACTGCCGCCATCAGCCTTCCCGCGCACGAAACCGCCGCTGCGGAAGTGCCCAACACGATCAGGCCGCTTGTTCGAGGTTTCCCCGGTCACCGTGGTGTGGAACGTGTTGCTGGTGACCTTCTTCGGATTGCGTGTTTTCTTGGCGGGCTCGCCGCCTTTGTACAACTCCGAAGGCACGCCTACGAAGTCATCACGCAAATCGCGCGGGGTGTTGCCGAGGGGGCCTTTTGCCATTCACGACGCCCCTCTTAGTTGTCGGCCCATGTAACGGTGAACGTCGCACCAGTGCCACTGCCACCAGTCACAGACTGCGCACCCGCCGGTCCAGGCTTGGTCGCATTGCCGGGATTGATAATGTTCACGGCAGAGATAATCCCACCCGCAGCAGTCGTGACCTGGAGAACCACAGGACCAGTGTTGGCAGGAAGAGTGAGCGTGTTCCCGACCGTGTAGCCGGTCCCGCCAGCCGTCACCGCCACCGACGCCGCTTTTTGGGACAGCGATGTCGTATCCGTTGCGCCGTCAAGCTCGTCCTGAATGCCGGTTGGCGTGCAGAACCCGCCAGAGGCAGGCTTCGCGCCAAGTTCCAGGAACGGAACACCCGTCAGTCCGCTTGCCGTCCCGCCGATGGCACTGAATAAGGCCAGCGAATAGCTTTGATTGGTGACGCGCTTGGTGACAATCGCCGCCTGCGGACGCCGCGTCGGGTCCGCGAAATACCACACGGTCGTGCCAACCTGCGGAAGCATATGTCTAGGCATGGATCAGCCTCCTAGCTGCATAGTCATAGCCACGCAGTCGCCGTCACGAAACCGGGTACGATCCGTACACCGACCTCCAATCAAAGTACGAGAACGCATAACGCTCGCGGCCCTTGACCTTCAGGTTATCGGTATCGAAGTCCACGTACATATCCATCTCGAAAGGCACGCGGTCGTAGAAGATGAGCCCGCGCTTGTCGGTCTTGAGGAACCAAGCAAAGTTGGACGTCAGGAACTCGCTGACGATGTAGTCGCGCAGTCCGCCACCAACATGCTTGATCGCATTCACATCGTTGTCGTTGGTGCCAGGACGCAGCTCCGTTCGCAGAAGGCGAACTGCAACCGGCTCCAGCGCCGCCGGGATCACAAGACACTCGGCCCGCGCCACGATCTTGATGCCGCGCTCATCGACCCAGTTGTTCCTGATCGTGGTCATCGCCGTGAGCAACGTGCTCTCGTTCAGATTGACCTCAGTCGCAGGCTTGTTTGCCACCACCCCACTGTCGATGGGATGATCGACCGCAAACAGCGCCTTCTGATCGCCACCGATGGTGGGATCGTAGACATTGCCGACATTGAAGATGTTCCAGGCGTAGATTTCCTTCGTGGTCGCAAAGACGTCCTGCAAGCCCAGGTTCGACGGATTGAACTCAGCCTTATACTGGTTGTCCTCTACAGCCTTCCTGGTGATGATATACCCAAGACTCAGCTCTTTCATCTCAGCCGAGTACATCCACCGCTCACCTGCCCTCTCATCGAAGTAGGTGGAAGCGCCTTCGCCCTTCTCACGCGCCAGGGGCAGGTACGCCATCTGGGTGCGGCGTTCGAGAGCCATCTTGGATGAGCGTTTCTCGAAGACGCGCGACCACTTCGTCTCGATCTTCTTGTAACGCCCCTCGACCGCAGCAAGGCCAGGGAACAGCTCGTTCTTGATTGATGCAAGATCAACAGCCATAGCTCATTCCCTTCTCAGATACCGGCCATCTGCCGATGGAACTGGTCGTTCCAGCTCACTTGAACGACATTGAATGGCGTGGTGTGGTCGTAGCCATTGCCGACATTCGGCGCAGGATCGCCCAATTGCACGATGCAGAACGGCAGCGTGGCGGTGACTCCCGTGGTGGCGTTCGCTGACCACTTGGAGAACCCGGTCGTAGACGGGACGACAATGAAATCGACGTTCTCACCGACGTTAGCGAGGGTGAATGGACCGGCGCTGCATTGCACCTCAAACACCACCATCGGGTCATCGATGATTTGGACCTCGACGTCACCGACAGCTCCAGACCCTGGCCAGTAGTTCGACCAGATCGGATAGCCCAGTGCGGCGGAGAGATAGTGGCAACCGACAAAGACCCCGAGATTGGAGTGATCGGTCTTGCCCGCAGCGGACACCGCGACATATCCCGTCGCGAGCTGGTTCACGACGTCGCCGCGATTGAGCGCGCCCGCCGTGTTCAGCATCTTGCGTGTGGTATGACCGCCGGTCCAGGCTGCGCCATCAAGGCGACGAACAGGCTTGAATCCAAATGCAGCGTCGATATTCGCCATCGAACGGCTCCCCTTCAAGGGTTACCGGCCTTTGGCGAGCTCCGCCGCAGTCCGTGCGGTTGAAATGTTGGCTTCCCAACGCCCGTGCTTCGGACGCGCCCCCTAGTCGGGGATTTCTATAGCCTCGCGCGAACTGCGTATCACTGGCTGCATTCGCGGCGCTTGCCCATCGGGGGCGTCGGCCATCTTCTGGCGATGCACCTGCATAGCGCGAGTCGCTCGCTGTATTTCGTCATTTCTGGCCTCTACTGTCAAGCGCATAGGCCGCCACACCAGGATCATGTCCTTGACGATAACCGGCCCCTCGGTGCCAGCGGGCGCAAAACGCTCCGGAAAATCGCTGTGCTGCACCTCTTGCCAACCCTGATTGTGGTGCTCGCGCTCAATGGCATAGTCGCGCTTGCCGTAGGTTTCATAGTTGTTCCACTGGAAATCGATCTCACGCGCAACCTGTTCCTTGGTGCCAGTCCCATTGGTCGGGCAATACTGCTGCCTGATGTCGTCCATCTCGTAGGGATTGATGCTGGCACCGCCAGAACGCATGCGCTCCCGGCCATCGTCCACCAAACGTGAGGCTGGACGCTGTTCGGGACGTGACTCCTCGCGCTCAGTCGGGAAAAGCGGCGGCATTTCCGCGTGGGGAGTGCTGGGAGGCATACCGGGGGACGGAATACGGTTCATGTGCAACTCCTATGTAATTGGCGTCATCCGGCCCTCTTTCACGAGCCTGATATAGTTCGCCGCCCACTCCGCTGGCGTAACGCCTTGCTCCTCCGCCAGTCTTCGCATTTTGGGCGTCATCCGAAAGGTACCGGGCGAGAGATTGTCGCCTCCAGGAGCCGCATTGCGCGAAACCGGCGCAGAGTACCCAGGAACCTGAACGGTCGCGCCATTCGCGCTGTCACCAGCCGGAGCCCCAATCGCCTGCTCAATAAACCCGAAATACTCCGGCGTATCGACGGTATGGCCCGCATCCAGCGCCTTCTCGTGCGCGTTGATGGCCGACGCCTTGAGCGTGCCATCGCTACGTATGAGATCGGTGTGCTTGCGCAAAAACTGCTTGGTCGGCTCGCTCCGCCCATGGATCGCCTTCTCGATGGGATCAGTCGGCACCGCCTGCTGTTGCCTGGGCTGCTGTTGCGGCTTGCGTTGCTGGGGCTGCTGCTTGGGCTGTTTCGCCTGCTGCTCAAACGCCAGCTTCTCCCGCTCCGCAATAGCAAGCTGCCCACCGACACGACCAATACGCTTGTTGAGCTCCGAGACTGACTTGAAGTCCCCATCGTTCATGCAGGCTTCCGCCTGCGCCGCCATGGCGTCCATCTCGTTCGACATATTGCTGATCTGGCTATCCAGCCACGCCATGTAGTTGTTGCCAGTCTGCTGCTCGGCTCGCTGGGCGATCTGCACCGCCTCTTCGCGCTCGCGCTCAAGCCGCTGGTTTTCCGCCATGAGCCGCCCACGATCAGCGCGCTCGGCCTCGATCTGGCGCTCCAGGTCCTGCACCGCAGACTGGGGACTAACACTGGGTCCCGGTACCGGCGGCGGCTTGGCCTCCGGCTTATCACCCTCTGCTGGCGGCTCAGCCTCTAACTTTACGATCAGGTCCTCTTCCTCGGCCATCGCGTCTCTCCCGCGTCAGTAGACCAGCCTCGGGTCCTTTACCCGCGCAATGATCTGCGTGTCGTTCAAATACCGGCAATGGATGCGATTGATGGTGAACTGCCGCGCGGCATGAATGTCCCACTGCACCCAGTCGCCAACCTCGAACTTTTGACCCCCAAAGATAATCGCACCCGAATCAACAAACGCCAGCGGCCCCATGCCAATAACCAGCCCCACCTTGCCCTGGTAGAGCGACTCCTGGATCGTAGTTTCAGAACGGTGAAACTTCTGCCCACCAGGAAGAATGTCGTATGCCGGGAGACAGTACGTCGCACACACCACCAGCGCCCGCGTGTACTCGCTGTTGTCCATCGCAAGCTGACAGCGCGAGAGCAGGAAATCCTTGGGATCGGCGGCGTATTCTTCTTCTTCGCCAGGATTCCAGGGGAACTGCGCTGACTGCTGTGTGGTGGCAACGTGCGCCACCGGATTGAGTATCGGCATCAGTTCATGCTCCGGTCATATCGCTGAGGCTCATGATCTTCCTTGATCATCTTCTGCGCCAGCGCCCGCATCTCCTCGATGCAAATCTCGATGCCCTCAATGCGGCCTATCGCATGCTTGTGCGCCTCCCAGGTTTGCGAACCCTTCAGCGCGCCGTAGTAGCCCGCGATCTGATCTGAGCTGCCGTCGCCGTACAGCAGCCGGTGATAGATGCGATCCAACGCATCCCGGAAGACCACATCCTCACGATCAAACATCAGAGCTCCGTCTTGGCAGGAACGGCCTTCGCTCCTGCAATCTTCTGCAGGCGACCCAAACCAGAATGAGAGCCCGCCTTCTTAACCACCCCACCCCGGTTGAAGCCAGTGCCCTGATTGCGGTAGGTCGAGCCAATAAGCGCGCTGTCTTTACTCTTCTCGTTCTTCGGAACGAAGCCGCCATCGGCGTACTTCTCCTTCTTTTCCTCCTTCGCGATCATGCTCTTGATCAGCTTCTTGTCCTGCGCCGCGTCGTCGTGCGAAGAGACTTTTCCGCCCTTCTTGAACCCACTGGAGCTATACGGCAGCGCGCCACCCTTAAAACCGCCGCTCTGCGGCTTGCCCGCAGCACCTAGTTTCCGCATGCTGGCATCGTTCTGCGCCATCGTCTTAAGCCCCAGGTCCTCGGATGCCCTGGCTTGACCCGTCGCACCCGTGTTCGGATCAACGGCGTTCTGCAAGCCCCTGATGCCCTTCTGGACCTTGCTCAGATTGAAGCTGCTGTCGTCCTTATCTGAGTCACCCTCCGAAGGTTCAACTTCTTCACCATCGGCATACTTCTTGATGCTGCCGCCGCCAGCATACTTCTTGGTCTTGCCGCCCTTCTTCATACCGAGCCCGCCAACCATGGGAGTCGGCTTGCCAGAAAGCGGCACAACCGGCTGACCAGGAATGGCACCGGGCTTGAACGATCCCGGCTTGTTGCCGCCACGGAGCATCTTTCCGCCCATCGCCTTCTTCTCGATGGCACCGCCACTGGCTTTCTTGATAGCGCCGCCGTCTTTGTAGCCCTCGCCCCAGTCGTGATAGCTCGAACCCGCGAGGCCACCACTGGCCATGCCGGGAGGACCCATCCTCGGAGGCGGACCAGCCGGAAGACCAGGAGGCGGACCAGACGGCGCACCCATCAATCCCGGAGGCGGAAGCGGCCCCGCACCAGCACCAGGAGGCGGGCCACCTGCGCCTCCAACCGGGACAGGAACTGGGACAGGCTTCGGCACAGCAATCGCTGGAGGCGGCGGACGAAGGCCACCGCCACGATTGCCGCGCTTTCCGCTGCGACCGCCGTTGGCAATGATGATATTCGTGGTGGAATGCCCCTTCGGCTTGGCCTTCGGTGCACCACTCACAGACCCACCAGACGCAAACTTGGCGGGCTGATCGGCGCGCTTCCTGCTGGAGCCGCCCGAGATGGTCATCGGGGTCGAGGACCCAGCGCCCTTACCTGGATAGCTGGTTTTCTTGTACATCGAGCTGGAGCCAAAGCTCTTGCCCGCTTTCGCGCCCAGTGCGCTCAGACGACGCTTCTGGGATGCTTTCGCCTGTGAAGCATAAGGATGCGCCATCTGTGTCTCCTCTTAGATAATCCGCCCCGAAGGACGTTGTGGTTGCGGCGTTTGCGGTACTTGCGGCTGTGCGATCATCTGCGGCCACTGCCGCACGAACTGTTCCGCGACCGGCGTAGCGAGAGGATGAATCAGCGCGCCTTCCGCCAGATTCATCTGCTCCTGCGCCATCTTCGCGGCCTCGATCTTCTCCCGCGACTGGCGCTCCTCGCGGTTGTTGGTCAGCTTCATGTACTCCTGAAGCATGTCCATCTTCTCTTTGAGGAGCTCTAACTGAGCCTTCGTCTGAGAATCCAACTGCTTCTGCACCAGCTCCTTGGTCTTGAGCTGGATTTCAGCCATGTCCTTCATGATCTTGGGGTCCATCCCCTGCTGCTTCTCTTCAGCAAATAGGTCATCGATGTTGCCCAATCCAACCATGGTGGACACCCGGCGCGCGACCGCCTTGGAGTCGTAATCGTCGGGCTTCAAGGTTGCCAATTGCACCAGCGCGACCGCTTTCATCACCCGGATCGTGTGTGACGGCGTGTTGGGATCGGCCTGCGGGGAAAGATTACAGGTCTTCAGCGCCCGCACGAGGTCCTGCTTCTGCCACTCACGCTCAATCGAGGGATCAGAGCAAATCAGCGCGTCCGGGTCCTCGATGAAGAGATCGCGGAGAAGACTGAACTCCTCCGCCTGGGCGATGTGCATCCCTTTGTGGACGGAATCCAGGACTTTCACCGCCTGATCCAGCATCGCCAGCGTCGTCCCGACAGGCACATCGGCGCGGCCTTCGCCCACCATGAGCTCCGGCGTGCCGCCGACACGTCTGGCTTCCTCTTCGATGTGCTGAGTGACCGTGATCAGCCCCGTGGTCACGTCTTTATACGGCAGCGGCATCACGTTCTGGCCAATGGGCTGGCCGCCCGTGTTGATTTTCACCCCGGAACCCAGCCCCACGCGGAAACTCATGGTGTCCTGGCGACCGACTGTCTCGGAATAAAGAAACCCTGGCCAGGAGCTGAACGCTGCACTGTCCAGGGCCAGTCGCCACGCAGTGGTCGCCGCTGCCGTGGCGTTACCCATGATGTTAAGAAGCCCAATACCGTAGAAGCCTAGCCCCTCCACGAAGGGGTACTTCACGATGGGCATCCGAACGAGATAGCGGTCATCGTCTCGCCGCCAGTTCCGGCGCACCTCAAGGACGGTCTGAGAGTCTTTGTCGATGGTGACACGATAGGGAAGAGGAAGACCCGTGATCTTGCCCTTCTCCTTGTGCTCGAACCCGGCAATGTCCAGCTCGCAGTAACACTCGTAGATCGTGTGCTTGTAGTCGTCCGGACGTGTTGAATAAACGCTCAGCCCAGCGACATCTTTCTCCGCGCGCTCCACCTCGTCCGGATCGGGCGCAGCCGGAGACATAATATCCATGTCGAGATACGTCCCGGCGAGCTGCATCCGCCGCAACCAGGACTGCCGCATCGGTATCCGGTGCGTGACCCTGCCGCACTCTGTGAGTGAAACCTCGTTGTCCGAGACGATGATATCGTCCGCATCCACAGACTTTGACACCGGACGGCGTCGAATAGGACAACGGTAGACCTTCTTGAAGCCGCAGCCGCCAAAGCCCTGCATGAAGAACATGCGGTTGGTGTCGGGATAGTATTCCTTGTCCACCACCGTGAGATAACGGTTGAACAGGCTCTCCAGAACCTCCGCCAAAACATCACTATCGTCCTTTGCCCCAGACTGCTTGAGTAGAGCCTGATGCGCAGGAGTCCTGATAGGCGTGGTGTTGTTGATCTTGCACGGCCCGCCCGCCGGAAGGAGTTCACCTCGGGCGTTGGCCTGGAACCGCATCACGGCATCCAGCATGATGGGCGAACGGATCGTGGCTTGGCCCTCGACCGCCGTGTCGGCGTCCGCAGAGGGCGATCTGGGATTTTCTACTTTAAGGGCTAAGTGCTTGATCCCAGCGGCTCTTCGATCAATCCAGTCTTGTCTCGACTGCAAATCAGCGTCGATACCATTAAGCAGCTCGTCGCAGATGCGACCCAGCTCGTTGATGTCGATGTATTCGGCTAAATTCGCGTCGTGAACCTTGGCTCCGGCGGGGTCCTTGTTCTGATGCTTGCGGCCATCCAGCCGAATGATCAGCGAGCCATCGGCTTGCTCAATGCCAATGTTTTCAGGCGGCTTGTCGGCATCCTCTTGAATGACAACAGTGATCGCCTCTTGCTCGGGAGCCTGGGGGGATGATCCTGGAAGCGGGTCGTCAAGATTCCGGTAGTGCTCGGTTGGAGTAGCGCCCCCACCGTTGCCATTCAGCCCGCCGCCATTGATAGCAGCCATATGATGTGGCTCCAGAATCGGGAGCCACTATACAGCCGATTTTCAGTCGAGGTCCAGAATACGCCCGTTTACGGCTGGCACCGTCACGGTTTCTCCCCCGTCAGGCACATCGATCACCCGGCTCTGCCGCAAATCCACGTCTTGCGTGAACTGGGTCAGCAGCTCGGCGCTCTGCTGCGAGGGGGGCAAAGGAAGCGAGCCCTTGCTGGCGCACACATCGAACTCCGCCTTGTACAGATTGTCTTCTGTCGCCTTGCGTGTGGCGATAAACGCAAGCGCCAGCTCCCGCACCTCCGGGCTTCCCTCCCTGACCCACTTAGCCAAGCGCCGGGTAGAGTGCCTGCTGCGTGGCAACATATTTGTTCTCATTGATCAGATCGAGCTCGTCCTCATCAGGAAGAGTGATAAGCCCAATCGTGCGCAGATGGATCAGCGCCTGTGTCATGGCATCGGCCCTGTCATCGCGCTGGCCCTTGGGTAGTTCCGCTAGCTCCGTGATGGTCGCTTCCGCCCAGTCTTTGAAGAGGTACTCGCCGTTGCCGCTGTCTTCCGCTGGCGCGTAGATAAGTCCGCATTCAAACAGATTCTGTACGGAATATGCCCTTGCCACCTTGTCCCCTTCCGGAGTGAGGAGCTGGACCCCAAAATCAGCGCGGTCCTTGGTTTTCGGGTTTTGCGCGAGCCTTTCACTGATGTTCATCCCACGCCGCCGCAATTCCTGGGCGAGAGGAATGCCTGACGCTTTGTCTTCGATCAGCACCCGGTTGACGACGAACTTGCGGCAGGTTTCCTCGATTTTCTTGATCAAATCGTAGAACTCCAGCCGCTCGGCCCACGACCACATGGTCATGACGCGGCGGTTTTCCCACTGGTCGCGGCAGATGCCTAGAACGACGCCCGCTGACGGATCGTTCTGCTTCTTCTCGGTCTGCGCCGTGTCTATCGAGAGGACCGTATAGCTCATCACCGGAAATTTCGGCCACGGGACACCAAAACGTGGACACACCTCCGCTGTATAAGGCCTCCAGTGCTCCCGCTTGATGATCCCGCCGCCACGCGGGGCAGGCCGTTGCTGGTACTGCCCCGCATAGGCAAACGAGCCCTTCTCGATCTCGATTTTCGCGACTGCTTCGGGTGAGAATCTCTCTGGCCACGCTAAGTCTCCGTCCTCCGTGCGCGGGTCCGCCCACCCTATGGTGTTGTACGGCTCGCGCCCTGCTTCAAACTCCATCGGCACCATCAAATGACAGTAGAGCCATCCTTGTTCGAGGATGAATCCCGAAATATCAAGCTGATGAACACGCTGCATGATGATGATGATGGCTGAATCATCAAGGTTGTTAAGCCGGTCGGTGATCGTCTCACGAAACCAGCGAACGGTGTCTGTTCTGACAATATCTGACTCGGATTTGTGGACGTCATGAGGGTCATCAATAACGACCCTGTCACCTCTTTCGCCGGTTCCAATGCCTTTAACTGACGACGCGAACTTGGACCCGGTTTTGTTATTGGTGATTTTGATCTCGCCCTCTTTTTCGAGCGAGAACCTTTCTCCCCAGAGTTCCTTGAACCGCTCGCAAGTAACGAGCTTCTTGAACTTGACATTGTCACGCTCCGTCAGACCACTGGAGTAGGAAAAGCTCACGTATCTGGTGTGCGGCATGTTCATCGCCCCCCACTCCCAGGCGGGCCAGAACACGTTAACCATCAGTGATTTCATCGATCCGGGCGGAACATTAATTAATAATCGGGTGATCTTCCCAAACGTAACAGCCTCAAGATGCTCGCATATCGCATAGAGCACCCAGCCCTCGACCATCTTTGTCTCGGGCTCAAGAATGCTCCAGAAATACCTAACGAAGTCGATAAGCCCACCAGGACGGGACTGGCGCTTGCGCTCCTTACGAAGAAGCAATTCCTCCTGCATGGCCCGGAGCACATCGGGTGCCAGCTCCGGCGCTATCTCGGGAACCTCAGCTTCTGCAGCCCCCGCAACCTCTTCAGTCATGATTTAGGCACCTCGTAAGTCAGCTCCTCCAACATCGCCTCGATGTCGGGACCAACTCCAGTATTGACGATCAGACCAACAACCTCGCTCTTTCCGTTAGCAGTCTCGTGAAGGATTGCCCCCTTCACCTGACACGGCTGGCCCCTGTACTCCCAACGGCAACCAAAGTTGGGATCAGTCATTGCTCCAGCACTCCGCCCTTCTCCCTGATCCACGCCAGCATCTCCTGCTGAGCCTCCGCAGCCGTCGCAAAGCCCTCCCGGCTCACGTTCCACTTGCCATCCGCCTTGCGAGTGAGCCGAATATGGTAGCGCCCGGTTTGAGGATGCCGCACCACTTGGCACTCAGCCTGCTCAGTGTCGGTCATGATTTCTTCTTCTTCACATACCCCCAGTCTTTGATCTGGTGATCGCGCACCAGCTTGACGTACCACTCCGGGCGGCGCGCGAAAGAGGCCAGCCGAAGAGGACTAAGCACGCGGCGAGCCGTCTGCTTCCCTGGTGATCGCAACATTCACCCACATCCCGATCT